TTACTGAGCACGGTGTAATTATCGGACTTGTGTCCGTCCGTGCAGAACTTACTTATCAACAAGGCTTACCACGTATGTGGAGCCGTTCAACACGATATGACTTCTACTTCCCTGCCTTTGCGCATTTAGGAGAGCAGGCCGTCCTAAACAAAGAAATCTATGTTCAAGGCAGTGCCGCAGACAATGACGTCTTTGGCTATCAAGAACGCTGGGCAGAGTATCGTTACAAACCATCACAAATTTCAGGCTTATTTAAATCAACTGCTGCCGGAACGCTTGACGGCTGGCATTTAGCCCAGAAATTTAATACATTACCAACTTTGAATAACACGTTTATTCAAGACACACCACCATTAGACCGCGCACTAGCAGTAGGCGCAGAAGCTAATGGACAACAATTCCTATTTGACTCATTCTTTGATGTCAAAATGGCGCGTCCAATGCCAATGTACTCTGTACCTGGCTTAATAGATCATTTCTAATGGTCTGGGGCGCAATCGCTGCTGCTGCAATTCCTGCTGCCATGAGTTTCATAGGCGGCAGGGAACAAAACGCAGCTAATGCAGCACAAGCACAACAAAATCGCGACTTTCAAGGAGCACAAACGAAACAGCAAATGGATTTCCAGGAGCGTATGCGTGAAACTCAATATCAAACGACCGTAGCAGACTTGAAAGCTGCCGGTCTAAATCCAATGCTTGCATATAGTCAAGGCGGTGCCGGTACTCCCAGCGGAGCTTCCGCTGGCGGGGCCCAAGCAAACATGGAAAATGTCTTGGGTAAAGTCGGCAACTCCGCAAAAGAAGGCGCCCTGGCGCTTCAACAATACAAAAACATGCAAGTACAAAATTTCGCCACTGAACAACAAGGCGAACAAGCTGCTTCGCAAGCCTTATTAAATAAGGATCAAGCAGCAAAAACACGCATGGAAACTGTGTCTGAATTGTTAAAACAATCAGGCTACAAGTTATCAGGCGAACAAGTACAAGCAATTATTAAAAATCTTAATGCCAGCGCTTTTCAATCAACAGCGACTGGCGCAAGAACAAAAGCAATGCAACCCGAAGCTGAAGCTATCGGAAAAACATATAGAGAAAATCCTAATCTTGTGACAACCGGCGAATATTTAAATCAAGCCGGAAAATTCATAGGATCCGCTGCGGAAGCAGTGGACATATTTAAACCAAAACCAATACCAAGGACACGTCCAAGATGAAAAATGCAACTACATTTTTAAGAACACAATACAACTACGATCACGACGCTGCGTCAAATGCGTCCGGGCTGGTTTGTGAGGAACCCACCCGGGCGCAGCAGCACCACAAAGACGAGTGTGACATCAATGTCATCCTCGAACGTTTTGGAAAAACCGGGCAAATGCCCGTAAACGCGATTAGCGGCAATTATGGCGACTTTTCAGGAGTCCATGACTACCATACTGCAATGAACGCTTTAATCGCCGCAGAAAGCGAATTTGCTGCATTACCAGCCCAACTTCGCAACAAGTTTGCCAATGATCCTGCAAACTTAGTCCAATTCCTGGACAATCCAGATAACCGAGCCGAAGCTGAAGAGCTTGGACTCGTAAACATTAGCCCTATGGCTAATACAGAGCCTGCGCCAGCAGCCAAAAAACAAGTCACCGAGCCCTCAGAATGAGGGCAGCACAGTTACCTTACTTGATGTAACTGTGCTAGGTGACACCAATCACCTAAAAAACACGATAACCGAGGCCAAAAATGTATAGAAAAAAAGTTAACAAAAAAAAGTCCGCCAGGACTTTCCGTAAACAAGCCGGAAAAACGGCTTACGCAAATCTTAAAACCAACCCTATGAGGGGCGGTATTCGACTTTAACCAACATAAGGACCACCTCACATGGCCTGTTATCACCCACTGACCGCTTACCTAAGTGGACATCAAACAAACAATGCGACCGGCAAATCATTTCGCCGTGTCTCATTTAAGGAAACTGACGAGCATGATCGTCAGATTTCCCTACCCTGCGGCCAATGCGTTGGCTGCAGGCTAGAACGCTCACGCCAGTGGGCAATGCGCTGCATTCATGAAGCGCAACTACACGAAAACAACTGTTTTATAACCCTCACTTATAATGACCAAAATCTTCCACAAAATGGATCGCTTACCAAGAGCGACTTCCAAAAATTTATCAAACGATTACGTAAATTCATTGCACCTGCAAAATTACGTTACTACATGGCTGGAGAGTACGGCACAAGCTTCGGCCGACCTCACTTCCACGCCTGTATCTTCGGATACGATTTTCATGATAAGAAACTACACCAAAGGACTGCCTCTGGTTCTGTCCTTTATACATCCAAAGACCTTGAAAAGCTCTGGACATATGGTTATTCCTCCATTGGAGACGTTACATTCGAGTCAGCTGCTTACGTTGCTCGATACATTATGCAAAAACAAACTGGAAAAATAGACCCAAATCACTATACCTTCTGTGACTTGCAAACGGGTGAGCTAATAAAATTACAACCTGAATATAATCAAATGAGCTTAAAACCCGGAATAGGCGCAGACTGGTATAAAAAATACAAAAATGACGTCTATCCTCACGATTTCGTAGAAATTCGTGGAAAAAAACTAAAACCACCCAAATACTATGATCAACTATATTCTAAGGAAAACCCTTATGAATATGATCAAATACTTTACACAAGAGAAAAACAAGCTAAACTACGACCTGAAGAACATAGCTATGAACGCCTGCTCGTCAAAGAAACGGTTACTAAAGCTAAGCTTCAACTGTTAAAACGAAAACTCACTTAAGGAAAAAACCTCATGAAACAAATCATCTGTACCGTTAAAGATCGAGCCGCAGACGCATATGGCCGTCCGATGTTCGTACCCTCTGCTGGAGTAGCCATCCGTTCTTTCTCTGATGAAATTAATCGTAATAATGCTGACAATCAGCTTTACAACCACCCCGACGACTTCGACCTATACGAACTGGGCGAATTCGACGATAACACCGCATTATTCGCTTTACATGAACAACCAAAACTATTATCGTTAGGTAAACAAGTTAAAATCTCCTAACAAAAACACCTCGTGGAAGGGCGGGGCTTAGCCCCACCCTCTTCCAGAGGACACTACCAAGGAAAACAATGCACCGCAATCGCTCAGTAAATACACACCAATTCGCAATGGTGCCACGCGCTGATATACCACGCTCGAAATTCGACGTACAAAGCGCACATAAAACAACTATCGATTCGGGCTACCTTGTACCCGTATACGTGAACGAAGTGCTCCCAGGGGACACGTTCAACTTCAAAATGACTGCCTTCGCACGAATGGCAACACCAATCTATCCGATTATGGATAACATGAAACTGGATAGTTTCTTCTTCTTTGTTCCCAATCGCCTGATATGGAATAACTGGCAAAAATTTATGGGGGAACAAAATGATCCGGGCGATAGTATTTCTTACATCGTCCCGACTACTACAAGCCCTGCTGGCGGATACGCCGTAAACAGCTTACAAGATTACATGGGCTTACCAACGGTTGGACAAATCGGCGGAGCCGCAACCGTAACACATTGCTCGTTCTGGCCACGAGCATATAATTTGATTTGGAACGAATGGTTCCGAGATCAAAATCTGCAGGACAGCCGACCAGTCGATTTAGACGATGGTCCTGATTCACCTGCAGACTACACATTACAACGTCGCGGCAAACGCCACGACTACTTTACATCTGCACTACCATGGCCACAGAAAGGCGAAAGCGTTTCATTGCCATTAGGTACTCGTGCAAATATTCTAAAAGACAATACCGTATTCAACGCAGTTGGAGTACGGAAAGCTGCTGACAATACTCCATCTGGCGGAGCCAATATGGAGATCAATGCCAGTCAGCTAACAGCAACAGGATTATATCCAGTAAACATTGACCCAAATGGAACACTTTATGCCGACCTCGCCGATGCAACTGCTGCAACCATTAACCAACTTCGCCAAGCATTTCAAATTCAAAAATTGTTGGAACGAGACGCTCGGGGCGGTACTCGATACACTGAAATTATTCGCGCTCACTTTGGCGTTGTCAGTCCTGATGCTCGCCTTCAACGTCCGGAGTATCTCGGCGGAGGATCGACCGATATCAATATCAATCCGATCGCTCAAACAAGCAGTTCTACTGTTACTGGATCGTCTACCCCTATGGGTACACTTGCTGCTATGGGTACTGCCCTGGCTCATAATCATGGATTTACTCAATCGTTTACTGAGCACGGTGTAATTATCGGACTTGTGTCCGTCCGTGCAGACCTTACTTATCAACAAGGCTTACCACGTATGTGGAGCCGTTCAACACGATATGACTTCTACTTCCCTGCCTTTGCGCATTTAGGAGAGCAGGCCGTCCTAAACAAAGAAATCTATGTTCAAGGCAGTG